CAGCCGCAAGAAAAGAAGATTCGTATTTGACACTATAGACTATCTGGAGGCAGCAATACTGGAGGCAGGGCTGAAATTAAAATGAGGCAGGACGAGAGCAGGTTACAGCAGCAATGTATAGCCCTATTTAAAATACAGTACCCCCTCTACAGGGGCAGGCTGTGGGCTATACCCAACGGAGGACACAGGCACATAGTAACAGCGCAGAGGCTAAAGAGGGAAGGGCTAACAGCAGGTGTGCCTGACCTTATGCTATCCGTGCCTATGAAGGGGTACGGGGGCATGTTTCTGGAGCTAAAGACGAGCACGGGCACTATGAGCTTAGTACAGAAAGAGTTTTTTAAAAAGCATGAAGCAGCCTACTACTGTGTGACAGTCAGGAGTGTGGAGAACTTCATGCAAGAAGTAGCAAAGTATTTAAGATAAAAAAGTTGGCGAGTGACATACACTCCCCTACATTTGCAATACAATTTTTAACCGTACAATTTACCAATTTATGTTTGACAGCTTTTGCATACCAATGCACCACCCACTAGCGGAATTTAACCAGAACCCTACAAGACTAAAGACCATGCACTTTTCAGAGGCCTGCCTTAAAAGGTGGATACCGGAAGTTGAAAAAGTATTTGGCCTGAAACCTAAAGACCTCACCAAGCGCAGGGCAAGCGGAAAGCCAACAAGAAAAATAGGTGAGATAAACCTATCAGAACTACGCAGAGCCATAGTGCATGTAGTGTATGAGAGTGGCTACATTGGAGTGAAAGAGTTTGGTGCTGTGCTAGGCATAGACCATAGCAGTATAACGAACCTCAGGCAGACCGGAAACGAATACGCAGAGCAGCAAGACCACACCTTTGTAAATTATTGTAGAGCTGTAAGAACCGCACCCCTTTTGGGTTTTGACGGCATACCCACAGTAGCCTAGTATTTGTGGGTATTTGCTTGTGTTACAATAGTTGGTAGTTTCAGTAGAACTACCTACCTTTGTATGGCAATGTTCAAGATAGAGGAGTTTATAAAAGACAGACTACAAATGAACTACTTTGTAAACAATCAGAGGCATGTATTTACCACACAGCAACTGAAAGCCCTACTTGAAAATTTCCTAACCGTGTACCAACGCTACCAAGATGAAACGCAACCAAGTTCTAACCGAGCTGTACAACTCAAGAGAGTTGGCAGACCTACTAACAAAGATGCAGCCCGAAAACCTAAGGGAGGACATTAAGCAGGAGCTTTTTATTGTCCTGTGTGAACTCCCTGAGGCTAAACTTTTAGGCATGGCAGAAAGCAAGCAGCTTAGATTTTTCGCTACCCGTGTTATTCTCAACATGGTAAAAAGCAAGACCTCCCGTTTTTATTATCAATTCCGTAAGCAAGTCCACGTGGAGCTACCAGACATGGCAGGCACACCGGATGACGGAGATTTTACACTAGAGCAGTTTGAGCAGGACTATGCAGACAAACTAGCAGCCACCCTAGCAGCCAAAGACAAACTTAATTGGTATCAGCAGGAGATACTAGAGCAGTATATCCTCCACGGAAGTGCTGGTAAAATGGTAAAGGACATGCAGGCAAGGCTAGGGGGTAACTGCATCCCCAAACGGTCAATTTTGCACACCGTAAAAGAGGCAACTACACAAATACGTAACCAAGTAAACAAAAACAAATGAATATTATCTACAACGTACTGCTAGCAGCATGTACAGCTTTTTATTTCGTGGAAGTTCTGGAACTCCACAAAGGCAAACTTTCATGGATGAACATTAAACCCTTTAACTGCACTATTTGCATGTCTGCTTGGTTCGGGCTGGCACTAGGCCTGACAGACGGCTTTGGTGTGCACAGTTTGGACATAATGATATTTAGCGGTATTGCAGGCATAGTCCTGAGGACTGTAATATACAGGCTTTACAAATTCTAACCCCTATGAAAACAAGGGAGGCTCTGTAGGTCTCCCTATTTTCTAACCCCACAACCACAACCAATGAAACAGGAGCACATAGATATTTGCGAAAAGTACTTAAACAGGTGGCACATGCTACGGGATACTAAAACTATTTCAGGCATTACCGTGCAGATAGTAGACGAGCTTATAAAAGTCTACAAGGAACACAACAAGGGAAAGGAGAGCTTTTGCAGGTGGTGTCCTGACAGCATAGTAAGTCTGGTAAAGCAGGTGTACCTAGCCTATGAAAGGGACGCACCCAAGCCAGTTATTGAGACTGTGCTAGAGGTAAAAGTAGAGAGGCCAAACGGAGTAAAGCCTACACCCATAGCTGTTACATTTGATTCAATTTTACCAAAGACTGAAAAGCCAAAAAGACGTAACCAATGGAGCAAGTAAAAGAGGTAGCCCTGAGCCTAATAAAGCCTAACCCAAACAACCCACGGCTAATAAGGGATGACAGGTTTAAAAAGCTGGTAGCCAGCATAAAAAAGCACTCAGGCATAATGGCTCTGAGGCCTATTGTTGTGGAAAGCTGGAGCAATCCAATTATCCTAGGTGGTAACATGCGTTTCAGGGCATTGAAAGACCTAGGCTATAAGTATGTGCCAGCAGAGTGGGTACGCACGGCAGAGAGCCTAACAGACAAGGAAAGAGAGGCTTTTGTGGTGCTGGACAATGCCAGCTTTGGAGAGTGGGACATAGACATACTAGCAAACACATGGGAGACAGCAGACCTACAAGCATGGGGCTTAGAGTTGCCTAGCTTTACTGCCCCTGTAAACGATTTGCAGCCCATTACAGACCACCAAAGCCAGCCCTTAGTACTTTCTGAGGAGGAGGCACAAGAGGCTCAGAATAGCCCTAATAGCACTAAAATAACAGAGGTGGTGTGCCCTGAGTGCAGCCACAGCTTTAGAGTTAGCTAGCATTTACCCAAAACAAATTTTTTTATATATACTTTAAACCCACAACCACACACATGGAAAATAACCAAGTATCAAAAGAACAAGCAGAGCTTATACTGGCAGAGCTGGAGATGAACATTACCCAAGCATGGGCAAAGCACAAGTTCCTCAGCAAGCAGCTAGAGGCTTTAGAGAATGAAGCAGGCAAGCTGGAAAGAGACCACAAAAAAGTAGCGGCAGCTATTGCCAGCGCAGAGCAGCCAGTAATAGAGGCAGAGCCAGTACAAGATTAACACCTATGAGAACAGCCACCCATTTTATAGCAGTTTGGGGCACAGGCACAAGCAGGACAGGGTATTCACAACTAATGGAAGTGAATGCCCTAACTGCATTCATAGACGGGCTGGCAGACTTTAAAAGCATCTACCCCGTAGCAGTATGGAAGATAAAAGAGGGGCACAAGGCAAGGTATAGCGAGGCAAACCTTTGGGCATGTGAAGGTAAACCAGACAGGATGACAGACAGCTACAGTAGGCTATATGACAGAACGGCATAAATAAGCATCTTACAAGCAATTATGAAACCAAGAAAGAAGGGCAACCCAAAGCCAAAGACAGAGCAAATAGAGCCATACCAATGGCCTAAGGGACATAGCGGCAACCCTAACGGCAGACCCCGCAAGCTAATGAGCAAACTGGAGGGAGGCTACAAAAATGACGAGATAAACACCACAGTAATGAACATAGCAGCCCTAGACATGGAAGGGCTAAAGAAAGTCTTTGAGGACGAAACAGCAACTATACTGGAAAGGTCTGTAGCCCATGCTTTATACAAAGGCTTTACAAAGGCCAGCCTGTATAATCTGGAGACGGTTATAACCAGAGCGCACGGCAAGCCAAAGGAGCAGGTAGAAATGAAGCAAGAGGTGAACCTTGCAGCTATGACAGTCCACGTGGTAAAGGTGGACACACCACTAGCCAGCTCAGAGAGCGAAGTAGACACTACAAGGCCTGACACAAACACCAAGATAAGCCTTTAATGATATTCCAGACCTCCCCACTATACGAGGCTAACCTGAACACCACAGCAGACGTGGTGGTAAACCAAGGCGGCACAAGCTCAGGCAAGACCTACAGCATAATGCAGGTACTGTTTACTATTGCCATGCAGGAAAATAACGCACTTATAACGGTAGTGGGGCAGGATTTCCCAAACTTAAAGGTAGGTGCACTCAGGGACGCACAGAACATTATTAGGGACAGTCCAGTACTACAGAGTGTCATAACCAAGGCCAACAAGAGCACCAGCACCTACGAGTTTGCCACGGGCAGCGTAATGGAGTTTATGAGCTATGACGATTGGCAGGACGCAAAGAGTGGTAAGAGGGACTACTTGTTTATTAATGAGGCCAACGGCATACCCTATAACATGTACTGCGAGCTAGCCCTGAGGACACGCAAAAGGATATACATAGACTATAACCCAAATAGTGAGTTTTGGGTACACAGGGAGGTGCTAGGCAGGCCTACTGTGCAGCTCATAGTATCTGACCACAGGCATAACCCTTTTCTGTCCCAAAAGACACGGGACAAAATAGAGGCACTAGCGGAGAGCGACACAGAGCTGTGGAGAGTGTACGCACGTGGACTGACAGGTAAGGTAGAGGGCTTAGTGTTTCGTAACTACGCAGCAGTACCAGCCCTACCAGACGGGGGCACATTTGTGGGCTATGGTATGGACTTTGGATTTACCAATGACCCCACCACCCTTGTGGAGGTATGGAAGCAAAACGGGGAGCTGTGGATTAATGAGTTAATCTATGAGACAGGCCTAACTAACCAAGACATAAGCGAGCGCATGAAACTACTAGGCATCCCTCAGGGCAGGGAGATAACAGCAGACAGCGCAGAGCCTAAGAGCATAGAGGAGCTTAACAGGCTAGGCTGGAATGTACGGGGCGCTAACAAGGGGCAGGACAGCATACGTAATAGCATAGACATTCTAAAGCGGTATAAACTGAACCTGACACAGCGCAGCCATAACCTGAGGAGAGAGGTAGGTGGCTACAGGTGGAAGACAAATAAAAATGGCACACTAGAAAATGTGCCAGTAGATGCCAACAACCACACCATAGACGCTTTGAGGTACGTGGCTTTAAATAAGCTCTCAGAGAACGTGGGCAAGGGCAAGTATACAGTAGCCTAAATAAGAACAATGAGGAAGCTAATAGACAGATTTAATGAGGGCGCAGCCTTTATGGTGGGCATGGTAGCTGTAGCAGTTTTACTAGCAGCAGCAGTAGCCCTAGGCTGGCTACTGTCCGAAGTTATAGTATATCCTTTCACCAGATAGCACCCTGAGGTAGTAAGCCTCAGCCTCCTCTAGTGTCTTAAAAGTCTTTGCAACCGGCTTACCGTTCTCGGTGTTAAGATAGTCCCACACGTGATAGCCCCACGTCTTTGTGTACTTTATTGCAGCCCCTTCTTTTTTACTTCCTTTTAGCGTAGTCATGTGGTTTGTTTTGTGGGGGCTTTTACACCCCCGTTTAAGTTTAGAATATCCAGCCGTTAGTGTCCAAAATCCTCTGTACTTGTTTCATTCCAAAAGCATGGCAAGTCATGGTATTTACATTTATCTTATGAGCATAACTGGCCAAGTTAATAACGGTTATTTTGTTTGGGGTAACCCCTACTACTCTAAAGTTTCTAACCACGCCCTCTATCTCAGTTCTGAACTCCATTCCTGTTTTTATGTCTGTAGCTTTTTTCATTTTGTGTGTGTTTGTGTGTTATTGTATTGCAAATATATACCGGCCAAAATTACTATCCAAATTTATTTCAAATTATTTTTTAAAATACTTTCCACGTGGGTAGCTAACGCCCCTGTCTACTGAACGAGGGCAAGGGCTAGCACGGAAAGCCTCAAAGCATATTTAGGGGAAACACACTACCAAATGAGTACAATTATTAACACCATTGCCAGCGCAGTAGTTGGCCTAGCCACAGGGGTAATAGTGACAGACGGGGCACACAAGACCCATACCACCTATGCAGAGCCAGTAAAGACTATCCAGATACCGCAGCCTACTATTATACTAGATGCCAGCGCAGCAGGCAGGAATAGGGGCAAGTTTGGCACACAGGAGAGTAAGAGAAAGCAGCTAAGGCAGAACCCCTCCTTTGCACGGAGTAAGAAATGCACCACTAAAATAAAGTGATGGCAAAGGAAAAATATTTTTTACAACTATTTCAGTTTACACACGGCAACAATGCTGTGCATTTATATCCTGCATGGAGGGCAAAGGTTTTGAGGAGTTGCCAAAGAATGAAAGCTCAACTAATGATTAACCGTTTAAACAAACACAAATGAACTGGACAGATATAACCGTAGAACAATACCAAGGCCTGCACTCTATAATGACGGACAAGGCAGCAGACGAATGGGACAAGGAAATAGCTTGCATAGCTTACCTGACAGGCAAGAACATAGACAGCATAATAGACATGCCCTACAGCGAGTATAAGGAGCTGCGTAAGGGCTTTGCTTTCCTGAGCGAGGATAAGATTGAGGGGCAGGCCAAGAAGGTTATAAAGGCCAACGGGAAGACCTACAGGGTACAGTTTAACCTTACAGAGCTGCCCGTGGCTAGGTACGTGGAGGTGAAACACTTTGCACAGGAGGACTATGTAAAGAACCTGCATTTAATGATGGCCAGTATAGTAGTACCAGACGGATTGCCTTATAGCCACAAGCACCACAGCCTCTATGCAGAGGACATGAAGAAAGCCAGCATAGTGGACGTGCATAACACAGGGGTTTTTTTTTGCAAATTATACGCAAGATTGATACCGAATATCAAGGGCTATATGGCACAGATGATGACGGAAACGGGGCTGACACCGATACAAGCAGCCAGCCACGTGGAGGGTTTATGCAACGCTATGGCTGGATTTACAATATAAAACTATTGAGCACCCTAAAAGTAATATCACTAGATGAGGCATGGCAGATACCCACAAGGGAGGCCTTAAACCTGTTAAGCTATTTGAAAGCAGAGGAGAGCTACCTAAAACACCTAAGAAATGGCAGTTAGCATAGCACAGTCACAAAAGGCTTTTATAAAGTCAAAGTTTATAACCCTTAACCAGATAGGACAGGCTAAAGGTGTTGGCGGTGTGCCTCTGGACGAGGTAGAGCAGATACTTGTAGACTTAGCTATAAGGTTTAAGGTGGAGGCAGAGAGAAACCTTAACGAAACGGACAGCATGAGTAGTGCTAGGCTGGCCAACTCTATCCAGTTTGAGAGTGTGCAGTACATGGGTGGAGTATACAGCATAGAGATAAAAGTACTGGACTACTACAAGTTTATTGACAAGGGAGTAAGAGGGGTAAAGAATGAGAAAGGGGGCAGCTCCCCGTATAAGTTTAAGAACCTCTTTGTATCTGACGGCATGAGAAAGGAGATACGCAAGTGGCTAATACGGGAGGGCATGAAAGTTACCACTAAGCCAGTAACCAAGAAACACGCACTAGGCACAGAAAAGAAGGGCACGGCATTTAAGGGCATAGACAAGACAGATGCCTTTGCCACAGCCATAGCACGTAGCATTAAAAAGAAAGGGATAAGGCCTACTAACTTTTGGACAGATGCAGAAAAGAAAGTGCATGAATACCTCCAGAGAAACGGAGGGCAAGGGTTTGAAGTAGCAATAATAAACGAATTAACTAGATAGTATGGCAATAACATTAAAGCAAGCCTCAGGAGCTTATGACTTTAGGCTAAGTGCACACAGCCCTTTGTGGTTTGTGGTGAGTAGTGATAACACGGCACAGGATAATTTCAAATTTGTGTTTGAGGTGTTCATAGGTGGTGTAAAGGTAGCAACCCTAAAGAGGTGGCCACACCCTAGCACAATATATGGCAGTATTGACGTAGCCCCAATAGTGAGGAGCTACCTATCTAACAACTACCTGCTAGAGCCTAGCCCTGCCTCAGGTGCGTGGTACGTAGACTATGACGTAAAGGTAGGGGAGGAGTATGGTAGCCCACCAACTACCTATTTAAACCTAAACTCTTGGCTAAATGTAAGGGCTTACAACTCATACGAGGACATTACAGGCACGTACCTAAAGAGCCAAATATTTACCAAGCAGGACAAGCTACTGACGAGCAGGCCAATGACCTACGAGGGACGCAAAACAGAGCTAATAAGTGTGCCCTACTGGAACTATTCAGACCCTATACTTACCCCCTACGATTTAAACGTATATGACAGCGCAGGTGGTTTGCTTATCACAGAGGAAAGGACTATGCTACTAAGTCACAACGTGGTAGACTGTAGCCTAGCAAACGTAGACCTTATTACAGACACTATAATAGCAAACGCAGCCAGCCTAGAGCTTGTGATTGGTAGTGAGACCTTCACTATTAACTACTGCGAGGCAAGGGCTTACACGGGCAGGACGGTGCACTTTTTGAACAAGTACGGAGGCTATGAAACCTATTCCTTTACTGGCAAGAGCAGGATGACGGCAGACATAGACCGCAAAGAGTATGGCTTACAGCAAGACCAACTTTATGACAATGGCAGCACGGTAGCTATGACCCCGCTAGAGGAGGGCACTACTAACGTGTACAGGGGCAGCAAGAGGACAGCCCACGTGGGGAAAAGGTACAAGTATAAGCTGTCAAGCGCACACCTCTCAGACGAGGAGTTTACATGGCTTGCAGAGCTGGTGGCCAGCCCTATGGTATACCTGTACATGCCTGACTTTGACAATGTGCAGAAAGCTATGCCAGTTAAGATACTTAACACTAACTACGATTATCTTCGTATTGAAAGTGACAAAGTAAACTGCTTAGAGATTGATGTAGAGATACTTACGGACTTCAATTCACAATTCGCATAAAGTATATTTAGCACTATGACATGGGAGATATATGTAGAAGGGCAGAAAATAGACCCACCAGAGGGCACAAGTGCTCAAATAACATTTAACATAGATGACATTAGGGACTTTGCGGCACGTAACACGGCATTTAGCAAGACCATTATACTACCTGCCACAGCCACAAATAAGAAAGTATTTGGCCATGTGTTTGACGCTGGCAGCAGTAATATAGTGGACGATGAAAACCCTAACGTAGGGTACGACTACAACGCTAGCAAGGCAGCTAGCTGCATTATGTTTATAGACCAGATGCAGGTATTTAAGGGTGTTATTCGTATTATGGACATAGTGGTGGACGGCAGCTACATGGAGTTTGAGGTGGCAGTATTTGGGGAGCTAGGTGGCTTAATCAGTAACATAGCAGACAAGAAACTGGAGCAGCTAGATTTTGCAGCCTATAACCACACATTTAACTTAGGCAACCTCACAGGCTCATGGTCAGAGGATTTTTTATTTCCCTCAGGCACGGGGTACTACTACCCACACATGGACATGGGGTACAGCACGGACAAAATCATTTTTCCTATTGAGAGCTTTAGGCCAGCCCTGCACGTGAGGGAGTATGTGGACAAGATGCTAGACCAAGCAGGCTACACGTTTGCCTCAGACTTCATGGACACGGATTACTTTAAACGGCTTATTATACCCTTTAACGGGGCTTATCCTGCCAAGGTGGTACAGACAGCTTTTCAGGCTAGCATGGCAACCTACACCAGCCCTAGTGGTGCAGGCAGTACTGGATTTTTCCAGCAAATACCCATTAATGACGTAGTAGGCACTAACTATTTTAGGTTTGTGGCTGAGGCTGGAGCTGTCCCTGAGCACATTGTGTGGGACAGGGCAGATACGGTTAAGATGAAAGCTAAATTCACAGCAAACTGGACAAGAGCCTTAGGCACAGCGTTTAACCTCAAACTAACCATAGTGAGAGTGCCAAATGGCAACACAGCCATACCAAATGAGGAAATAGTGTTATATGAGGAGGTTGTGACAGGCACAAGTGGCACAATAAACGTAGAGCTGCCTATAGACGTGGAGCAGGGTGATTGGTATAACCTGTGGAGTAACTGCACGGTTATAGACGGTAGTCAAACCTTCACCTTTACCCCGTATAACTTTTACTTTGTAGGCTCTCCCGATATTGCTATCCCTCTTACGTTTAATGATAGCGTAGATATGAATAGCTGCATACCTAAAAATGTATTTCAGCTAGACCTCCTCAAGTGGCTTATTAAAATGTTTAACCTGTATATCTACGAAGACCCTGACACGGTAGGGCACGTACTTATAAAGCCCTACGTGGACTTTTACGGTACTACTGTGGAGGATTGGGACGGCAAGCTAGACAGGAGCAAGCCATTTAAGTACACACCCATGGGAGAGATAAACAGCAGGAGCTATGAGTATACCTACAAAGATGACAAGGACTACTACAACGAGCTGTACAAGACAAAATACCAAGAGATATATGGCAGCAGGTTCTATGACACAGGGCTGGACTTTGTAAAGGACAAGAACAAGGTAGAGGTAGGCTTTAGCCCCTCCCCGCTAGTGCAGTACAGTAATAGTGACAGGGTGCAGGTAGCTGTGTACAAAAAGAAAGAGGACGGCACAGAGGAGAGAATGGCACACGGGCTGCGTATACTGTTTAGGTCTGACGCACCACAGCCCTGCCAAGATTGGACTATTAGCTACATATCTGGAGGCACACCCCTGACTAACCTCATGGACTATGGCTATGCTTATGCAGGCCACGTGGACAGCGTAGACGCTCTAGCTAATGACTTAAATTTCGGTGTACCTCAGGAGCTATACTTTACAATAATTGCAGGAGACCTGAGCGCAAACCTGTTTAATGTTTTTTGGAGCAGGTACATAGGGGAGGTAAGCGACAAGGACAGCAAGCTATTAAAGGGAAACTTTAAGCTAACTCCGCAAGATATTATGACTCTTGACTTTAGCAAACCTAAATATATTAATGGCCAGCTCTGGAGGCTAAACAAAATAATAGACTGGAGCACGGACGGTATAGAGAGTACAAAATGTGAGTTATTAAAAGTAATTGACTTAGTATAAAATTATAATATGAGTAGTAAGACAGTAATAGGTGCAGAGTTTAGGCTGGATAGTGCAGACGCACTAGCGAGTGTAGGTAACGTAAAGAAAGCCCTTAAAGAGGCTAACCTTGCCCTACATGCAGCACAGGCAGAGTTTGGGGAAATGTCAGCACAGGCTATTAAAGCAGCAAAGCAGGTAGCAAACCTGAGGGACGCACTAGGGGATGCTAAAAGCCTTACAGAGGCCTTTAATCCAGATAAAAAGTTTCAGGCATGGACTAGCGCACTAAACGGTGTGGTAGGTGGCTTTGCTGCCGTGCAGGGAGTTATGGGCTTAGTAGGTTCTGAGAGTGAGGAGGTGGAGAAAGCCCTACTAAAGGTACAGTCTGCCATGGCTATTATGCAAGGGGTGGATGCTGTTACAGATAGCATACAAGCCTTTAAAAATTTAGGGGTAGTTATCCGTGCCAGCACTATCTACCAGACAGCACACAACGCTGTAACAGCAGTAGCAGCAGCCGTTACAAGGCTGTGGAGCAAGTCTGTGGACACTACTACAGCGTCTTTTGCTAGGCTTAAATGGGCTATAGCAGCTACAGGTATAGGCGCTCTTTTAGTAGCTCTGTACTTTGTCATAGATGCCATGGACTTGTTTGGAGACAGCACAGAGGAGGCAGCTAAGGCGCAGGAGAAACTAAAGGCAGCAACGGAGAGCCTAAATGCCTCAATAAGCAGGCAGTTAGATTTTCTGGACAGGACAAGAAAGCTGGAGAGGTTAAGGCTGGAGGCAGCAGGAGCTACAGCAGCACAGTTAGAGATTTTTGACCAGAACACTTACAAAAAGAGACTAAAGGCAGCAGAGAGAGGCTTGCAGGATGCTATAGACGCAGGCCTGAACCTGCAAGAAGCCACTAAGGTGCTCAATGACGTAAAGGAGGCTGAGGAGGCAAGATTACTCAACAATAGCATACAAAGAAATAAGGCAGCACATGACCAAAAGTTAAAAGACCAAGAGGAGGCACACAAGAAAGAGCTTGAAAAACTAAAAGCACAAGAAGATAAGAAAAACTTTTTAACCAGCCAGCCTGTCACAGGCTCTAGTGCTATCACGGACGCTATTAAGGCAGCAGACAAGGAGCGAAACGAGGCAGAGGACAAGAAAATAGAGGACGCTAAAGTGAAGGGTGGGCTATTTGTAGAGGTAGCACAGAACGTAGCAGGACACCTAGGTATGATTAACGGCCAAATTACACAGAATGAGGCAGATAATGCAGAGGCAGCTAAGGCTATAAGAGAGCAAGAGGTACTGCATAAGGCGCAAATGATGCAGGCAAGTGCCTCTATTATGGACAGCCTAGCAGAGCTGGCAGGACGTAACACGGCAGCAGGTAAGGCTTTTGCCATTGCCTCTACAGTCATAAGTACGTACCAAGCTGCACAGACAGCCTATGCTAGCCAGTTCATGCCAGCACCAGACCCCTCTAGCCCTATCCGTGGTACAATAGCAGCAGCAGCCGCTATAGCTGGAGGCCTTGCACGTGTTAAAAATATTATGGCTGTAAAAGTCCCTAACGGTGGAGGAGGTGGTGGAGTTTCTATGCCCTCAGGAGGAGCTGGAGGAGGTGCGCCCCTCAGGCCTAGCTACGGCTCAGTTACCACCACGCTGGACAGGAACAGCATTAACAACATGGGAAACGGGGCTATTAAGACCTATGTACTTGAAACGGATGTAACAAGTTCGCAGGAGCAAATTAAACGCATAAACAGAGCCGCAAGACTAGGGTAGTCCACGTGGCGTAATAACTAAAAATTATATTTAAAGAGTATGAAAGATTTACCGGTTTACTTAATACAGATTAACGAGGACGAGGGAAGTGATTTAGAGGTGGATGCCGTGGCCATAGTGGACAGGCCAGCAGTAAAGAGGCATTTCCTTGCCTTTGACGAGCAAGAGGCTAGAATAGCCTTTAAAGTGGCTAATACGGACAGGAGAATTATTAGCGGGGTAGCTATACTGGCAGATACCCCTATTTACAGGAAAGACGAGAATGGGAAAGAGTACTACACGGTGTTTAACAAGGAGACAATAGAGAAGATAGTGCAGAAATTCCATAAGAAGGGCTACCAAAAGAGTGTGAATGCTATGCACGACAAGGCGCAGGCAACCACAGAGGTGGTGGTGTTTGAGAGTTTCATATCGGATAATTCCAGAGGCATTAGGCCAATGGTAGGCTTTGAGGATGCACCAGAGGGTAGCTGGTTTATATCCATGCTAGTGGAAGATGACGAACTATGGCAGCGAGTAAAGGACGGAGACCTAAAGGGCTTTTCTGTGGAGGGCTTGTTTTCTTTTGCACGGGCAGGCAGTAAAGCTGTCTACTCAGACGAGGAGAGCCTAGAGGAAATTATCCGATTGCTAGCCCAATTTGAGGGTTGATATAACACATATTTATAATAGAATGAAAGCCGCTACAGTACTGCACTTAGCGGTTTTTGTTTTTCAATTCTCCACATACGAAGACTTACGTAGATAAATAATCCCCAAAAAGAGCACACCTAACTACTATGAGCTGCAATGTGTTACAAAGGTAGGCGACACGCCAAGCAATCGCAAGACAACTCCGAAGCAATCGCAAGACAACTCCGAAGCAATACAATTAAAGAAGGGTTAAGAAGGTAAAGAAGGTAAAGAAAGTAAAGAAGTATAATACTGTGATTTTCCATTCAAGCAAAGCCTAGTGCATGAAACCCTTACCCAAATTGCACGGCTTACACATAAAAATATTTACTGCTTTAAACCCAAAATCATTTCATGACTAAAAACGCAAAAGAAGTAATTGCAGAAATTCGGAAACTGATTTTTGGTGAAGCACAACCAGAGGTAGCCCCTGTGGAGTCATTAGAAGCTCATAGCGAGCCTAACGCACCTGAGGCAGTAGAATTAGCTAGCCAAGAACCAGAGGCCGTAGAATCGCCTGAGATTGCCCCACAGCCTAGCCAAGAGTTTGGCAGCATCGAAGACCAACTTTTAAACCTACGCAAGCAGGTAGAGGTATTGTCTGAGTTTGCTCAACTAAAGCAGCAGGTAGACTACCTGAGCGGATGGGCTAAAGGTCAAATGTCAGTTAATGAAAACTACAAAGCAGCTTTTGAGCAGCTTTTGCCTGTAGTGGAAGCAATGGCAGACAGTCCTACAGCAGACCCCGTGCACACACCAAGAGAAAAGTATTCTGAAGTATTAAACGCAGCCTCTAAAGACAGGGCAGCAAATTTTTTAACCTCTATCCGTGCAGCAAGAGCAGCACAAAAGTAAAAACCCCCATTAAAAAACTATGAGTTTTTCAGTAGCAACATTGGCGGCTTATGTAAAAGACAATAGCGATATTCTCTTAACTAAGACCGTATTAAGCCCTAAGACGGCAAAATTAATTGAGGCAGGCGGCACAGTTTTGACTGGCGTAAAATCCTCAGAGAGAATTGGCATTTTTGACACAGACGCAGTATTTCAAGCAGGAGCTTGTGGATTTACTCCCTCAGGAACTACCGCTATTACTCAGCGTAGTGTAACTGTAGGTGATATTAAAATCGAGGAGAGCCTGTGCTATAAGACTTTGGAAGCAAAGTACACGCAGAAAATGCTCACAGCAGGTGTTTTGTATGATAATCCTACTGACTTTAATTTCTACCAGCTTTGGGTAGACTTGAAGATAGCAGCAGCCTCCCGTGCATTGGACGTAGCTATTTGGCAAGGTGACACAGGTAGTGGTACTGCAAACCTTAACAAGTTTGACGGTTTTATTAAGCAGATTGTAGCAGCCTCAGACGAGCTGGACGCTAACGCTACCCCTTACATTGCTACCCCTATTACAGCAGTAGCAGGCATTACCTCCTCTAACGTCATTGCAGCATTGCAGGCAGTAGTTAAGAGAACAGCTACAGAGGTTAAGCAAAGTGCAGACTTCCGTGTGTTCATCGGTTATGATGTTCTGGAGTCTTACACCCTTGCCTTGCAAGCAGCTAACCTGTACCACTACAAGCCTGAGAACAGCGAGGAAATTACTATTGTAGGCACAAACGTGAAAGCAGTAGCAGTAGCGGGTTTATCAGCAGCTACAGGTATGTTCGGTATGCGTCTTTCAAACATGGTTGTAGGTACAGACCTTTTGTCTGACCAAACACAGGTGGAAGTATGGTACGACAAAGCAGACCAAGCGGTAAATTATCGTAATGCTTTTAAATACGGTGTAGGCATTGCCTTTACCAATGAAGTAACCAAATTTATTCCTACTCCTTAATCTGGAGCTTAGGTAATTGAATAACCAAGGAGAGCCAGCCTAGCAATGGCTGGCTTTCTTTTTAAAACTAAGTAAAATTATGGCATGTGTATTGACCACAGATTTAAACATTGACTGTAGAGACAGCATGGGCGGCTTGCGTAACATTTACGTCATGGAGTTTGCTAATGCAGAGACTATCACAGTCACAGCAGGTGTAGTAACCGCTATTGAGAAAGCCCTAGGTAAAAAGTTCTGGAAGTACCAGCTACCAAGGGAGACAGGGGTATTATCCTCTCCAATTAATCCAGACGAGAAAAACGGCAGCTTATTCTTTACCCACGAGGTTAAGATTGCAATAAACAAGCTGACTAGCCAAATAAGGAATGAAATTTTATTGCTTGCTAAAAACCGTTTGCTTATTGTTGGTGAAGACATGAACGGAGTCTACTGGCTAGTAGGTAGGCAAGGTGGTATGATGGTCTCTGGTGGTAACGGTGGTTCAACTGGAACAGCAGCAGGAGACCGCAACGGGGCAGAGCTGGAGTTTAGTGGTGTTGAGCCTGAGAACCAGATAGAAGTAGACGCAGCCACAGCAGCCACACTGCAAACAGCAGGGGTATAGTGATAATTGTTTTGTGTGTTTTTGTGTAGAGGGAGACCCCGTAGGTCTCTCTTTTTTTATGCCCCTACTCCACGTGGCAAAAGAAAGTTTAAAAATAGTTTGCAAAAAGTTTGGTAGTAATGCAAACAGTACTATATTTGCATTACAGAAACACACACACAAACACAAACAAACACTTTTTTTATGACTACCTCTACTTTTACTCAGACACAAGTACAAGCCCTGAAACAAGCCTATGAGACTTTTGTAGCCAATGGCACTACACGCACATTTATGGCAACTATGCAGGATGCACTAGGGGCTGAGTGGTTTAGTGCACGTGGTATCTCCGAAAAGTTCGGGAAGGACTACAGGTATTTTTTGAAAGACTTTTTTGCTACAGAGGGGCAGTATGCTATATCTAACTACTTCAGCTCTACCCTTATTGGGTATGCTATAGAGGCTCTACAGGCAAAGCTGGAGGTAGTAAAGGTAGCTCCAGTAGCTCAGGTTACAAAGGTAGAGGGCGGCAAGAATGACCTCCTTACAGCTACTATGCAAATGTTACTGCCTATTCAGCAGATGATAGACACCAGAGTGACTGACTACCTAGAGAATGAGAGCGGATTACTTGCCCACGTAGACGAGAAGATAAAAGCAGAGGCTCAAAAGTTAGTACCTACTATGATAACCATAGGGGAAAGGCCTACAGTAACTATGACAGGCAAGCTGCACATGGCTTTTGAGAAAGCTCTTAGACGTGCAAACACACTCAAACAAATTTATGTTTCTGGAGAGGCTGGCACAGGTAAGACTACCCTAGCAAGCCAAATAGCTACAGCTATGGGCTTAGAGTTTGCACACATAAGCTGTACCATGGGCATGTCAGAGGCACACCTTTTGGGACGCATGGACGCACACGGTAACTACCTCTCCTCAGATTTTGTACGTATCTATGAGAACGGGGGAGTATTTCTGCTAGACGAGGTAGACGCAGCAGACAGCAATACCCTGCTTATTATTAACTCAGCTCTGGCTAACGGACACATGGCTGTGCCTAACAGGGTAAAAGCTCCACGTGCAGCAAGACATAAAGATTTTATTTGTGTGGCAGCAGCTAACACATGGGGCTTTGGCTCAAACGACTTTGTAGGCAGGAACGTACTGGACGCAGCATTTTTAGACAGGTTTGCTATGGGTAAGCTGACCATTAGCTATGACACCAAGCTGGAGCAGGATATTAGTAAAGACTTTCCAGAAATGGCTATAGCTATTCACGCTATCCGTGCAAACGTGGTTTCTAACAGGATTAAGAGAGCTGTAAGCACTAGGGCTATAGTTGATGGGGTAAAGCTCAGAATGGCAGGAGACAGCCACGCAGAGGTGCTGGAGACGTTTATGACAGGCTGGACACCAGAGGAGAAAAAGAAAGCCATGCAGGGGGTTAAATAACCCCTCCCTAAAACTTTTTTAAAAATACTTTGAATAAAGTTTGGTGGTAAAATACTTTCACCTATATTTGCAATACAAACAAACACAATGACACAGACAAACACCCCGACAAATAACCCCTACATTGGCTGGACATTAGCAAACCTGACAGTAAGGCTAGCTAAAGAGACAGCGTGGTACAATGACATGCACAAGAGTAATAAACTGTCAGCCTCTGGTAAGTCAATAAGGAGAGATATAAAGCAGATTAAGGAGGCAATACAGTTAAAAAGTAAATAACCCACAGGGGAGGGTAACACCTCCCCACAAAATAAACCACATGCAAAACGTAAATTTAACCGGCTGGAAAGAGTGGACTAGAAAGCCTGTAAAAAAAGAGGAGCTTATTAACTGGACAGCTTACGAGAAAGGAAACAGCAGGCTGGTTATGTGGGACAGTTCAGCAGACTTTATAGAGTGCTGGAGGCAGAACGGGGAGAATAAGAGCTGGCAGCATCCGCTCTCAGGCAGGGACAGCAGGAGCTTGTGGGCATACGGTGAAGACTACAAGACGCTAGAGAACACGCTGGAGGCTCTGGAGAATGGGCAGATACTAGACAAGTACATAGATAAAGTAGGGGAGGCAAAGAGCGAACTATTTAAGCATTGCCCACAGCTAGAGAACCTGCAAACTGTAGCCATGAGTAAGCGCAGGAGACGCAAGTACGCAGAGGAGGGGGCAGAGCTGGATATAGACAGGTATATGTGTGCAGACCCCGCTATGTGGGTATCCTGCCCTCCCTCAGAGATACGCAAGAGGAGCGCACGTATCTACATAGACGTATGGGGCACGTGTGGTACTACCTTTCAGACCTTCATAAACAGCATAGTGTTTGCAGCAGCTATGGCAGACATAATAGAGGCAGCAGGCATAACGCTGGAGATAGTGGTAGGGACTACAGCTACAAACTTTTGGGAGGGCAAAGGAGCATGTACTATAGCCTTTCCAGTAAAGCAGGCAAACGAGCCTATGGACATTAGCAAGCTCCTTACATTTGGCATCTCAGGCTTTCTACGTGGCCTGTGCTTTGACACCTACCACGGAATAGACGCAGAAAATTGGGACAGTTCATGCGGTACGTTAATCTATGGGGGGCTAGAGGGAGCTGCCAGCTTAGAACCATTGGAGGCAGACATAGTGATGAAGGGAGGAGATGCTTACACAAACCCTGACAAGGTGCAAATGATAGTGGGAAAGATAAAAACTTTACTTAATATAACTGATTAATTTCGAGTGTTTGAGTGTTTCAGGGGTGGCCTTTTCAGGTCTGCCCCTCTTTTTTTTTTTAAATAGTTTGCAAAAAGTTTGGTGATAACATACAAAGCACTATATTTGCAATACAAACAAACACAGTATGAAAAAAATCACCCTTACCACAGTCAAGAGTTTCTTAAAGAAAAACAAAGGAGCTATCTACATTAACGTAAAGTCTAGCTTTGACGGCATGACAGACGGATGCGAAATGCAGACTAAAGGCTTTAAACTGGCGCAGGCGGCAGAGCAGAACTTTTCAGACACCTTAGGCATAGAGGGTGCATGGTTCGTGGGTAGCAGCCGTGACTACTTTACAGCCTACGAGTGTGGACAGTTTACCGGAATTGAGGTCTATAACTCTTGCGGAAAGTTCATCTTAGCCGTTCAAAAGTAACCACGTGGGCAAGCCTCCTCCAGAGCGGGGAGGTAGCCCTTTAAAAATAGTAACATGAAAAACAAGACACGGATAACCTCCACAGGTGGCAGCTACTTTGACAGCGTTATTGATGACACGGTATTTTTTACCGTGGAGACTAACCCTAGTGGAGACCATGAGTTCCCTAAAGGCGGCACTACGCTATGGATAACCACGTCCGATAGTTGCGGACTAAGGGAAACGCTTTCTGGCAATACCCACTACAAGCACAATGGCTTCCACAATGCCCCACGTGTGAAACCTCTGACCGTTAAGGAGTTAATAAAGGAGCTTTTAAATATTTAAAAATAGTTTGCAAAAAGTTTGTAAAATGTTTGGTAGTTCAAATAAAAGCATTACCTTTACACCATGACACACACAAACACACACAGCAGTAATACTTGCCCTAAATGCGGAGGAGCTGGTACTTTAGACTGGACTAGCCAAGACGGTGGAGTATGTTACAAATGTGAGGGTAAGGGCTATATAGGCGAAATGCCTGCAGGCTTTGTAAAGTGCAGCACTAAGGAAATTAGAGAGGCAGCTAAGGAGCTGGTAAAGGTGGGTGTTTATAACTTAAAACAAAAAGACAGCACGTTTAGGTGTTACCCAACCTATGAAATGGATGCAGATACCATTAAGGAGCTTGTCGAGAGGGGTAAGGTGTTTAGATTCAAGTATAGTAATTATTTTTTAACTGTGCCAGACATGAGCATAACCTTTGGCGGAGATAGTGAGTACTGCTACAACTTAATAGTTGGTGGGGAGTTTTTGGAAATTAAACCAATAAAAAAGTAAACCACACGAGAGCTGCCCACAGGTGTGGCTCTCCTTTAATTAAAAGCAAATGAGAAACGCAGCAGACATAAGAGAAAGGCCTAAGGACATGGTAAGGCTCATTATGAGCAACCACAGGGACGGCACACTAATTACCACAGACATAGCCATAACCCACCTGCTTTACTTTGACGGGGAGCAGGAGGTGTTAGCCCCGCAATGGATGCAGAGAGGGCTACTGCAAAAGTGGATTATAGAGAAAGGAAACAGGCTCTACAGGACGCAGTTAGAGCTAGTTAGTTGGCATGAGATATATTACTAATATGAACAAGGATATAAAGTATAGCCAGCACGAGAGGGTGCAGGCTCAGATACGCAGGCAAGAAAAGCGCCACAAGAAAGAAAGGCAGGCAGCTCTTGCACGGAAAGCAAGAAAGCCTATTTAGCTTTAGGTAGCATTTTTTTTGAGTTTGTTTAGTAGCAGCCCTCCCCTATCCATGGGAGGGCATTCTTTTGCCCTCTCCTCATTTGGCGCAAAGCCCTAGAAAGCATATTTAGGGGTAATGATTCAGCTAACCAAGGGCACTACAGTAGACGTAATAGTGACGGCAACCGAGAAGGTGACGCTTACAGCACCATACTTTCTGTGGGTATTTACAAACCCTGAGACTGATAACACAGTTACGTGGATAGTCTCCAGCGTAGATGACCAAAGCCCTTTCCCTGAGCGGTACAATGACTTTAACATGGACGTGGACGTGGTGTTTTTTATGCAACCTGAGGGGCAATGGCACTACAAGATTTACGAGCAGGATAATGACACCAACACAGACCCCACGCTAGCTACTACCCTTGTAGAGCAGGGTATGCTCATTTTAAACAAGGCAGCAGCCAGCATACGAACTATTAAAAAGTTTGCACCTACAGCAGCCACAATAAAAGTATTTAATGAAACCACAGAGTAAAACAGACACAGTACATGTGCTCCAGTTTGCCGCTAAGGATATACCAGAGTACAAGGAGACCACTAGCGGGGCACGTAAGATAGTAAACTACGGGGCAGATAATAAGTTTCCAGACTACCTGCTAGAGCTTTACAGCAAGTCTCCAAAGCACGGAGCTATAGTAAAAGGCAAGGCCATGTACATAGCTGGCTCAGGCTTTGAGTTTAAGGACAAGCAAAGCGAGGGGCTTAATGAGAGCCTAAAGACAGTAAACAGGTACGGGGAAAGCCTTAACAAGGTAGGCAAAAAGTGCATACTTGATAATGAGATTTTCTATGGCTTTTACCTCCAGATTATCTATGGCAAGGGAGGCAAGGTATCGGACGTGCTCCACGTGGACTACAACAAGATACGGAGCAATGCAGATAACAGCATTTTCTATTATAAAGAAGACTGGAAAAAGACCACAGGAGAGGTAACCCCTTACCCCTGCTTTAATCCTGACAAGCCCACAGGTACACAGATACTATACTACAAAGGCTACAGGGCTGGCATACAGACCTACACTATACCTGACTACCTGAATAGTCAAATGTACATTGAAAGTGACATTTTAGTAGCTGGCCATGTGCTGAACAATGCAAATAGCGGATTTACGGGCAGCAAAATGATTTCCTTCAATGACGGAGAGCCTAGCCCTGATGAGGCAAGAACCATAGAGACTAAGCTAAACGACAAGTTTACTGGCAGCAAAGGCAGCAAGCTGGTGGTGAACTTTTCAGCAAACCCTAACGTAGCCCCCACGGTGCTGGACTTAGGGGCTAGCGATATGTCAAAGGAGAACTTTACCCCTGTAGATGAGCTTATAAGTCAGAATATTTTTACAGGACACCAGATTGTTAGCCCTATGCTTTTTGGGGTACGCGTGGAGGGGCAGCTAGGTGGACGTAATGAAATGAGGGAGGCCTACGAGATATTTAAAAACACTTACATAAATAACAGGCAGCAAGAGGTAGAGGAGGTGTTTAATACAGTACTAGCCCTTAACGGCCTGCCTGAGGTAAGAATTGTGCCAGTAGAGCCAATAGGCTACGAGTTCAGCGAGCAGACCATAGTACAGGTAGCTCCTAAGGCCTATATACTTGAAAAATTGGGCATTAACCCAAATGACTATGCAGAGGACGATGTAGAACCAGAGGCCAAGGACGAGGCTAAGAATGCCCCTGAGCAGGTAGAGGAGGACGAGGACACGGAAGGAGAGGACGTAAAGAGCAAGACTAAAAAAAAAGAAAAGTTTAGCAGTCTAGATGACGAACTAGCCCTTACCTTATTTTCTCAGGTAGGGGAGGACAGTAAAGGCTATTTTAGGTATAGCAGCAAGAAGGTTTGTTTTCATTCAGACGAGGAGTGCAGGGCAGGAGAGATACAGGGCTACAGGCAGGCATTTGCTGAGATAACCATACTAGAGGCTAACATTATTGACCTGCTAAAGAAGGACAAGAGAGCTACCCCTGAGGTTATAGCAAAAGCTCTGGAGGTCTCCCCTGAGCTAGTGCAGAGAGTGTTAAGGACGCTCTCAGACAAGGGAATGATAAAAGTAGGCACGGAGAAAGTGGGAGACGAGAAGACCACCACAAGGGACGTAACAGAGGGAGGCAAGGAGGCTATAAGCAAAAGGACTCCAACGAGCACGGAGGTATTTATTAAATACAGCTACGAAGGTCCTGAGGATGAACGTAATAGAGATTTTTGCGCCCACATGCTAGACCTAGATAAGATATACTCACGTGTAGAAATTGAGCAGATAAGCCAAAGGCTAGGCTACTCAGTTTGGGAGCGCAGAGGGGGATTTTACACTAATTCAGTAACAGGGGAAACCACACCCTACTGCCGCCACTATTGGATGCAGCACATAGTTTTAAAAAGAAAGTAATATGAAACCTATAGCATATTTTTTGAGCGAGGAAACGCTAAAGGAGCGCACAGTAGTTAGTGCCCACGTGGACACAAAGCTACTTAACCAAGCAATTTGGGACGTGCAGGAGAGGGTAATGCAGCCCATACTAGGCACTACACTTTATAACAGGCTGGTAGCTGGCATAGATGCAGAGGACTTAACGGCAGAGGAGACCACCCTACTGGAGGACTACCTGACCAATGCAATGCTTTTTTATGTCATTGCAGAGCTGCCCTACATGTTAGGCTACAAGTTCCACAACAAGAACGTACTAAAGAAGACAGCAGAAAATGCAGAGGCAGCTAGTATGTCAGAGCTTGCAGACGTGATGAAGTACTATATGAACAAAGCAGAGTTTTACGAGCAGAGGGCTATAGTATTTCTAAAAGAGCAGTACAAGCTAGGGATATTCCCTGAGTATGCAGAGTGCTACGACATGCCCCCTAACCAGAGTGGCTACAGGTGTGGCATAGTTCTTTAAAACTTATATATAGCTATATGAAACCACCACCCAAAAAGAAGGGGCAGGTATCTGA